CAATGCATGGAATGAATGACTCTAGACGAGGGCTGGCAGCAAATGTCATAGAAGCTCAAGCGAGACTAGCAAAATATCAGTCCGAAGGCAACTTCATTAGGTCTGCCGAAGCTGCCCAAGATTATCTGGAAGCCGTAAAAGAGATAAACATAGAGTGGAACACGGGGACCATATTTATGGATTCTATTAGAGTAAAGATTGCGGAGGCAGACAATAGGGCCGCTAGGTTTGCGGAGACCTTGGCGAACACTTCCTTTGATGCGGTTAGGGATGGGTTTTCTAATATGTTTTCCGAACTTGCGGACGGCTCTAAAAAAACATCTCATGTTATGCTGGGATTTTTTGCCGGGATTGCAGAGAAAATTCAACAAAAACTATTCGACCATGCTGCAGATAGATTAACGTCTGGATTATTTAAGGTATTTCAATTTCATTCTGGGGGATTCGTCTCAAATTATGCAAATGGTGGGAAAACCGGGGGAGATGTTCCTGCCATGCTTACCGCCGGAGAGTATGTCGTAAGAAAAAAAGTCGTAGACAGAATTGGGACTAGTGCTCTTGATAAAATGAATGACGAAGGTTCTTTGGAAGAATTATTCAATGAGCCAAATAGGGATAACTTTGATCTTTTTGGCGGCGGCAGTGGAGGTCCTCAAAACTTTGACTCTGGAGGTTTGGTCAAGCTTTTGGGGCTTAGGAATGGTGGATTAGCCACCCTTGATGAATATGATAAGAAAAAAGCTTGGTCTGACATCGGCTATGGAGTAGGGGTAGGAGCTGGAGCTGCTTATGCGGGATACCTAAATAGGGACAAGGGTGACGATGACGATGCCCCAACCGCCCCCATGACCAAGGGGGTTAATACATCTGCCGCACTGAACCTAGGCTTTGCTGACCCAAGGCTTAGTGGTAGATTTAGGCAAAATGATGCAAATAGTCAAGATCATGCTCAATATCTTTTGGATAAATACGACTATGATGTAAATAAGAAAAATGCGGAAGAAAGAGAAAAGGCCGCAATGCTTTCAACCATCATTGGAACCGTTGGTATGGGAATTGGTGCAGCCGTTGGTAAAAAAGTTGGCGATTCAATGGCAGATAGCATAGTCGCATCTAGGCTCAGCGGGGGAGGAATAAAATCCGAAAACGGCAATATCATGTCCTACACCCCCGGAAAAGGCTTCTCAAGCGATAAACACGGGGTTGGCGGAGAATACGTTGGTGACCTAAATGATAGGTTCGGGGGCTATCGTGGGGCAAATGAAGATGTTGGGACGAATTCCAAGGGGGCCGCCAAATTTTTAAGAGAAAGAGGTTTTTTGGTGGGAAGAGCAGGAAACCCCCTGTTTGCCTCCCACAGGCCACAAGAACACCCAGATAAATCGCCAGAAGCCAAGAAAGCTATGTGTCCCGGAGGCGTTTGTCCGGTCTCGCCTTCTAGTAACTCTAAAAATTCAGGAGAAAACTCCTCTCGCTTGGGTAAGTATGAGCTTGCGGAGATGAGGTCACTACTTGCTGACCATAATCCCAAATTTCAAGAAGCCTATGGCAATATGATGCTGGCCAGAAGCAAGTGGGACTCCGAAAGTCATACATGGAGTCCGGGCTTCAAAAACTACTATAAAACAGAACACAATCGCCTCGTCGATAAAGGTAAGTCGATAAATGCTGGATTTTTTGGATCTCTGGAGCACTTAAACGCTGGTGGCCAAGTTACAGGCCCCGCAGGAATAGACAAAGTTGGCCCCGTGATGCTAGACAGTGGAGAGTATGTTATTAAGTCCGACAGTGCGAGGGGTATTGAAAAAGGCTATCCCGGATTACTTGACAGACTTAATGAGGGGGGCGGCTTTGCTGAAGGTGGCAGTGTTGGAGATCAAGTTTCACCTGTAGGCCCCGGCAAGACAACAAACTCCACATCCAATAATGTTACAGTAAATATTAGTGTTGGATCGGACGGCTCTTCATCCACACAGGTTGAGGGCCAACCCCAAGGTCAAAGCGCAGAGCTTCTTGGCTCCAAGCTAAAGGAGGCGGTACTGGGGGTTATAGCTTCAGAAAAAAGGGTAGGAGGAATGCTTGGTGGCTATTAAGAATGCTGTATTAAACTATGAACAACAATTTTATCTCTCAGGCATTTTATTATCTGGGGTAACAGATATCCAAGGTTCATATGCGGTTAACGAAGAACCTATTAATATTATAGGTCAAGGCCACACATATCCTATTTTAAATCAGGCTCTTGTTGGTAATTTTTCCATAGGTAAATATTATATAGGAAGGGAACCTCTCTTGGACTACATTGGAGACTCCCCAATAAGCGGTAGTGTAAATTTTAATAATAAAAGCTTTGGATTTAACAGTGGATATTTAACCGAATATTCTCTAGAATGCTCTGTTGGCTCTATTCCTAAATCTCGGGCATCCTTGCGAGTTTTTGGTAATATTGGTTCTGGCATAAATGCTTCTGGCAACGTCGGTCATCCGGATATTCAAATTCCAAATCAAGGTTCCATAACCATGAATACCACTGGGTATAAAAATAACAGGATAACGAATTTTAATTATAACTTAAGCATAGGAAGAAGTGCCATTTATAAGATAGGGTCTCCTTATCCCGTTCAGGTAGACAGGAAATTTCCCCTAATAGAAACGGCATCGTTTACCATGGAAGTTAACGACCATGAGGTTGTTCAGCTGCACGAATATCTAATTAAACCAAAACAACAAGACCTAAACATTTCCGTGCTCAACCCAATAAATAATAATTTAATAGAAACAATAACCCTAGAAAAGGCTCGCCTTCTTCGACATGAATTATCATCTGACAGCGATGGAGTTATATCTTTAAATTTAAATTATACTGCCTACATAAATAAAAAATGAAATTTTTCACATATGAAGATGTCCCTTTATTTTTGGGTGTCAGCGGAAAGTCTGGAGAATATATCTTTGCCGAGCAGGCAAGCATTAATGTCTCTCAATCTTTAAAGGAAGTTCGATACAGTGATGACAACATTATTAGATTCACGGACAATGCCAACCCCCACTTAATATCCGAAGGAACGTCAGATTGGACACTCGGCCCCAGTGGAGGCCCGCCCCAACCTCTTTCTACCTCTATTTACAAAATACCCTCTGGAACAAAAATTACCTTCCCAAATAATAAAAACTTATTTTTTGAGCAAGATATTTATCCTAATGGCCATAATTATATTACTGAATTAAGATCTTACAGCGGATTTGATTTAAGTAATCCAGAGTCTCAAAGTGGTTACTTTGAGCCAATCTGGAGATATGCGGCCCATTCATCTATTGGGGGAACTATGAATGTTTCTTTTTATGTTAACTCTGGCAATCTCCCTAATTTTTTTAACATAACCGGCCTATCGAATCCGGCTACATATCCGCCCGTAGACGAAGAAAGAATTACTGGATTTTTGGGAAATTTTAGATTTAATGATGCCTATTTAAAAACATTTTCCTTTTCACTTTCTCCCAATTCTCCATCAAGGGCCAATGCATCTTTTGATATTTATGGAACATTAACTGAGGACCAATCACTTATTCCCAATTACTACTCCTCTGAATTTTATTCGCAGCAATCAGTACCTCATGGAGTAGGATCTGAGATCGTGGGGGTTTCCGAGCACGGAATGTCGCACCTAACTAAATTTTCATACAACATTCAAGTGAATAGGCTTACAAAAATAGGTCTAGGAACGGGAGATAGAACGAGTAGTCAAGGCTTATTGCCAACAAGGGTAGCTAAAGCCAAAACTGATATCAATCTGTCAATGGAAGGCGAAAGTATTAATCCAAATATCTTCTCTAATGAGTTTGGGGGAGAGAGGGCTAATATTACTATTAATTTAAAAGATTTAGGATATTCAAATTTTGAAGATAATTCTAGAGGGCTTCTGCACACACTTAAGTGTAGCGGAATAGTGACCAACCAAAACCTTGAAGTAGGGAATGGGGGATATCTCAGGGGGGCTATATCCGTCAAGCAACACTTAACATAATGGACATCTCACACAATAATTCAAGTTGGCTTGATAAGGATTTCTTACTCAACCTTAATCCGGAACCTTCCTTTGGGGCGAGTGTTAAATTCTCCTCATTGAGGGATCAAATTACACTAGGAGATAATCATACCACTCTTTCCCTTAAGGGCATTAATGCATTAACTATGCGGGCAAACCTTTCATTCAGTGTGCTTACCGATAATGAGGCGCAAGCCATTATTGGGTTCCTTCAGGGCCAATTTTATAATGAACCCCAAACTTATGATTCTGCTGGAGCATTTTCAAATAAAAGAATCACTCCTTTCCCTTATCAACTATTCTACCCCTATAAGCTTAATAAATTTTATTGTGGTAAATTTTCCCACTCCACGAGCAGCAATAACATTAACAATATAGAGGCGACATTTGAATGTGCTCACCCAACCACACTTGACAGTGTTGAAACTTATTTAGGGTTCAACAATAATGGAGAATATTCAAATATTGATACTTTAATTGAAAACAATAGTACTATAAATAAATCTCCCGGAGCTCAACCTGTTAACTTTACAAACTATGCTCATGCTTTTAATTTGCAGTCGAATGTTAATATTTTCCCCACCGGATCATATGAAAATCTAGAAATTGCATCAGATACAACATCATCACCGATATCAGTTATAGCAAACAGGGGCATTATGCCTAACACTAAGTTTGTAGTGCCAAATACTGCATTTAGGAATTCAATTTTTATTAATAACCCCAATGAATGCTCCTACTATCCCTACCCTCCCGATTTTGAGGGAGGAAATCTGGAGCACAGAGTGTTTGATTTCCGTCCAAGCAAATCTCAAAAAATATCACACCGCCCAAAAACTCGAAAATCTTCCGCAACAGATCTTTATACAAAGTATGCGAAATACGGCTTTAACCCCAATTTAGCAAATCTGCGGCTCACATTTTCTCAAAGAACAGATCTTGAGGCAAAAAGAATTTTATTATTCCTAGAGAGTCACTTAGGACATAAGAAATTTGCCTTTCATTTACCGGAGCCATACAGAAATAATATTGATGACACTCTTAATAAAACCCCACATAGAAGATCATTCTCTCACTTTTATTGCCCCGAGTGGACACATGTGGTAACATATAAAAACAATCATTCCATTAGTGCTACATTTATTGAATGTTTGGATTACTAATTTAATATAAAATATGAAAGAATTAATTCATAAAGAAATTTTTGATGTAGAACCTTCTACAATGATAATTTTGTATGAACTAGTTTTAAAGAATGAGAGTATGAAAAGTTATAGGTTTCATGCTGGTGAAAATGGATATGAAAATGCAATAATTTTTAATGCAAAAGACTATCATTATATTCCTATAAAGGCAGACGGGTTTGATTATGCTAACTCCAAGCTTCCTAGGCCAACGTTAACCGCAGATAATACAGAATCATTTTTCAGCTTAAAAAGTAGATTCTTTAAAGATTTTATCGGTTATGAGTTGATTAGGACAAGAACATTTGTTAAATTTTTAGATGCAGCAAACTTCCCGAACGGAGTAAACCCATATGGAGCACCAACCGCTGTATCCTATCCTCCTGAAAAATATATTATTAATAGAAAATCTTTGGAAAACAAACAAGTCATTCAGTTTGAATTAGTTTCTCCATTAGAATATGAGAATGCTAAAATTCCCAATAGAAAAGTCGTATATAATGCTTGCCAATGGCAATACAGGCACCATATTGGGTGTGGATATAAAGGCCTTCCAGTAACAGACTCAAAAGGAAACCCTTTATCAATTATAGGAACAAAAACCCCACCAGATGAATGGAAAGACGGTGATACTTATAATCAAGGAAACTATGTTCAAATTTCCCCAGATGTAAAGTCTGCCAACGCTCCAGTCAGGGTTTATGTTTGTCTAACAAATGGAACTTCTAGTAATCCACAGAGCGATAAGGCTAACTGGGTAGCGGATGCCTGCTCAAAAAACATTAGTGGGTGTAGGGCTAGATTTGGAGATACGGAGGTAATTAATGGACTTCCATTTGGAGGATTTCCCGGCACGTGGCAATACTAAACCAATACTGGAAGCATTCAAGCATTCTTTAAAAAATGCAGACCGTGAGGCTTGCGGAATATTTGTTTTAGATAATTTTGAATTTTCTTTTATTCCTATTGAAAACTCATTTTTACAAAACGATGGGCATTTCATTGGTGATAATGAAGTTTTTAGCGAAAATTTAATTAATAAAAAAATCTTCTGCCTGTTTCATAGTCACTTAATAGACTCCGTTGATCCTAGTGACCTAGATATTGAAGTGTCTGAGTCTTTGTGTATTCCAAGCTACATCTTTTCAACATTAAGCAAGAACAGCTCCCTGTATTATCCCGCAAGTTACAGCCCTCCTGATTTATACGGGAGAATATTTATAAGTCATCTTCAGGACTGCGTTACTTTTGTCAAGGACTTCTACCTTAATGAATTAAATATAAATTTAACAGATCAAAATAAAGATTGGGGCCGAAAGGGAAATCTCTCAAACGACCATTTAATCTCAGGTCTCAACAAGTCATTTAATGTAATAGAAAATATTAAAAAAGTACAATATGGAGATATTCTGGTTTTAAGGCCATCCATTACTCCATTCTTTCATTTGGCGGTATATTCAAAAAATAACAAAATGGCGCATCACCCCTACGGAATGTTGTCTATACAGGAATTAATTACAGATAGCACTTGGAATCAAGTGTATAAAGTATATAGGCATAAGGAAATATGAAAAGGATTATTTTACATGGAGAAATGGCTGAACTTTTTAGTTCGGAGGTTCGAGTGGAGGCAAATACATTTAATGATATTCTTAACGGAATCTCTGCCAACTTTCCTTCTTTTAGAAGCTATTTTATACAAAAAATAATCAAAGGTGTGGATTATGTTTTCGTTGATTCAGATAGTAAAGAAATTAATCAGCAGTATATCCATCTAGAGGCAAAAGACAATGTTTATCATATGCACCCCAAGATAATTGGTGCGGCAGGTGCTGGGGCAGCAGGAATACAGGGGCTCTTGGGATTTGCTCAGTCTTTTGGTATGAGTTGGTTGATGAATAAAATCAACAAACAAATAAATGAAGAAGAGGGTGAGGAATATGAAAAAATCACAACAAGCTCCCACATTTACTCCAATAATGAAAATAGGGTAGAGCAGGGCTCTTCCGTTCCCATCATATATGGCCAATTAAGAGTTGGGTCCAAGATTATATCTTCCAGTATTCATAACTATGATTACAACCATGACGATGCATACATTTATCCAGTTAAAGCTAAAATGACAAGGCTTTCCCAGTTAATGAATGGGGCAGATTATAACTTTATTGAAACGAAAGAAATTAGAGATTTGAGAGAATCTACCGCAGAGGCTTTTGAGTCATACAAAACCTCCTCAAAAGATTCCACTAAAAGAACAGAGCCCAACGTAGACCCATCAACACAAGCAAAAACCTCCTCTGCAGGACAAGACAATGAGCCCGCTAATTCCAATTATTCATCTTCTGCCGGAGGAGAGCATAAAGTTTATGGACCTTCTGTCGGCAACGCTAAGCATACCACAAGTCGTGCAACCAAGCAGGCATCTTCATCGTCTAATGCTCGCCCCTTTCTTTATCCGCAGATCGGCCATTTAGACTACAACTGCAGGCCGGCTGGCTCCAGCTCCCTTTGTGTTGAAAATGCCCTTGGAGACTCTTTGGCTTGGACCAGCAAGAGTACCCCTATGAAAATTGGATCTAGAGGATCCTACCAAAAACTAGAGTCCTTGGGAATTTATAAATCATTGGAGATTTTATCAGAGGGCCCAATAGATGGACTTGCTGGGCCAATCACTGGGTCTAGGGATAACGGATTGTCACATTACCCAAATATTGGCCGACCAACTTTATCCCTTCCCACTTCAAGTCGAGCCTTGATATCTGCCCTTAAATATAGCTCAACTCTTGGGGGGTTAATTTGTGGCCAATCAAATACCAGAACTTGTACAATTGAAGAAAAAGGAGCCAACTACTCTCCGGCAGGAACCCATACCGTTGTGGGAGACGGTACAATTTATAATACCCATAATGTCAGCATTAAGACTAATAAACCCAGTAATTTACAGTCTGCCCAAATTGGCGACATTACATTTGACGATGGAAGGGTAACGGAAGTTATAAATGAAAGTCAACAGGCTGCCCCCGTTGGTTTCGTTTCAGACACAAAGCTATTCACCTTAAGGGCCGGAGATGGATCCATACATCCTAACACAAATAGCACCATCACTGAAGGGGCAAATGACTATAGGTTACTCAGTAAATACATGGCGAGTGAAGATGTTGGCCTTACCGACCCAACTGGAGTTTATAATGTAACAGCACTTCAATCAGATAATAAGTCTCTCGGTTTCGATTATAATGTAGGTGGTGGATATGGAATAGTGACAAAAACTGTGGAAATCGCACCAGACAACGAACGTGCACAATTTAACACTCGCTTAAAAAAATTAAATGCCTATGACAGAAATGCCTCTTCCAGCGTTTTGGATGTCGGCACTGACATTACTCAACTAAAAGACAACATATCGGACCCTAGATTTGCTGATCTTTATCAGAATTATAGAAACAGGGCCAACCCATTGTCCAATTCCACATGGAGTGAGGCTGTAAGAATTTATTTAGATTCCGCAGCATCAACAATCGGCGCAAACTTAAATTCATCGACCACAGTAAATATAGGTCAATATCGAAGATGGAGGCAAGGAACTGGGTGGGTAACCACAAATGTTAGTACCACAATTACCCTTAGGCAGTATGTATCCCTTGACCCTGTAACTGCAAATAATCCCGACGCACGAACCGACACCCCCTTATACATAGCAAATCAAAGAGATGCTCTTGGTAATACCACAAATGCTTTTCTCCAACTGGCGAATGGGGACATCGCCTCAATTGACTTGGGGATATTATTAAGAAATCGGGGTTTTGCAAATGTCTTATGGAATGCATTTAGGGGCTTCTTGGGAAATCAAACAGCAATGGTTACCACTATAAGGAGAGTTTTTGGCAGGAATCACAACGGGGGGAACTATATGAAGTTCTGCCCCGGAACAGGCTCCAATGCTCTACCCAATTTAGGTCTGACTAACGGCGGGACTCCATCTTTGGGGGGCTTCAATAACTTAAATAATGTTAAAATTTTATCTGATGGCACAAATCCAAGAGAAGAGGATCCCGCAAACTCTAGGGGTCTTTACTATCCCGGACACTGGCCAAGGGTTACCATTTTCTGCCTAAGGAAATATGAATTTGGAGTGGGCTCCGCTCAAATGCATTCGTTTTTCCCAACAAATATAGACTGTGTTGCAGAAGTTAGTGCAGAAGGTAAAATTGTCGGCATTCACCTACTAAACGTTCCTGACGAACCTGTATTTGATAGAAATATAGGCGGGGGAATATACACTCCTATTTTACCCCAAGACATAAGAAGAGAGAGACCGCTGTTTTTTGCGAATGAAAATGACCCCACGGCATCAAGCTACAAGTATCAGGACCTTGGATTTTATTGTAAAATAGATGATAGCTCCCCAGAAGGGAGTGCTTCTTTTTTAATTAATGAAGCCGGCCAGATTAGGAACGACTTCAATGCAAACTATAACACCTCTGCAAGAAGAAGCTTAATTAATATAGAAAACACTTGGACTGATCATATTAGATTTAACAACCCCAGTCCAATTTCCACCTTCGCTGGAGGATTTTTCAATCAAGACAGGACATATCCCACCAACTCTGCTACTGCCTTCACTGTTCAACAAGACATTTTATTGGACCAAGTTCCCAAGTCTGTTTCTGACCCAGCCGCACCAGCTACGGCCCGAATTGGTGTTGAGGTCATTGACCTCAATAATATGCCCCGAGTAGGCACTCTATCTAGCGATTGGCAGGCAAGTCAGCGCCATATTTCTACAGGAAGGCCCAATGCTCTTTCGATCTTAAATCAGGGAGGAGGGTATAACCGCAAAAGTTCTGGCACTGGTGCCGGAGGCACGAAAATCAGCAAATCTATTTTTAATACCGCATACGGATTAGATGTTATTGAAGTTGAAGCTGGCTCTCCAAATGAAAATAAGGGATACAAGCCTAATAGTAGTTTTGTTTTTTATGGATTTTCAAGGTTTGCATCAGGCAGGCTGGGCATCGCCCTCAACTGGAGAGCTAACACATTAAAAGCTAAAGCCAACATAGACAAGCATGGCAAAATCTCAACAGTAGAAATTATTGACCCCGGTTATGGCTTTTCGCCAACTTTAAGTATAAATGATTGCCCAGTTAATCTTAGTGATCTCATGAGCGAAGCGAGTGCGGTTGCCAATAATATGGTTCACGCTACCAATTTGGGATTGCAAAAACTTCCAGCAATTAATTTTCCTAAACAAAATTTAATCCTAGAGGCTAAGGTGGATGTCGGGGTAACTCATTTAGACAAAGGCTCTCTTGTTAAGTTTTACGTTAAACAAGTTGGGTCTGGGTTTGTTTTTAGCCAGTTTATAGAAGATCCATTCTCTTCCGTTTCTTTTACCGCTCCGACCTTTCTCGTAACCGTGGCAGCAGATAAAACAATCTCAAAAGTAGAAATTGATGCAGGTAATATGGGTATTGGATATTCTGCTGAAGACTCAAGCGTTGGAACGGTTTTTGCCAAGGGTGGAGTTGGTGCAATTGACGTTTCTGACGATGCCACAAATGACCCACATGCTTGGGCTAGATCTATTTATTTAAATGACGTCCCAATTAGGGATCGAAATGATAGATTTAATTATTCAAAATTTGACTTTGACATGAGGATTGGTCATGTGAAAAACGGAAATGGAGACAGTCATTTAGACAAAAATACAATTAAGCCCATTGACTCTAATTTAATTAAAAGAGAGTTTGTTTTGCCGAGTTACACCACAGTCAGTAACTATAAACTATTCGGGCCAAGGAACGATGGGGAAAAGGATTATTACTTTACTCACACGATAAAAAATCCCAATGTAACAAATGTATGTGTCTCCATTAAAATAAATAAACTTCACTATATTTATGAAGGAGACGAGAGTGCTCTTTATATGAATCTGATCCCAATACTTTTAGCCACAATGGGATATATGATTGGAACGAGTGTGATGAAGGGTATTATAGCAAGAATGGCTGTTCCTGATCCTGTTGTTACTGGTGGTACTGGCGTCGGCTTCGTAGGGCCTTGTGGGGGTGGAGTTAACACGGCTGTTGCAACAGCCGGAGTTACGACTCCCGGAAAACCTTCTGCTGCCGTAGAACTAGCCTTGGCCGCGCTAGAAGCTCTTTTGATTTTTGGCGGCGGGGTTTTGGGGGTAATGCTCGGCCTCTTAGCTGCGAGTGTCTTTAGCTGCAAAAGAATCCCTTGGCTTTGCTTTAAGGTTGGAGAGGTTATTAAAAATAGTGGAGAAATTTGGCCTGCAAAAATGCTAGTGAAGGTAGAATGGGGAGTAGAAGGCGAAAATACGCAACTGCAAACTTTTTCATTTGCTGGCTGTGCCACAAACCCTTATGTTAAAGATATTTTAATTGAAAATTTGCCTTCTGCTGGTGGGTATAAAAATAATTACAAAAATAGAATTATAAAAATTTGGAGAATAACTCGTGAAATGGATCCAGTTAGAGGTGGAATCATTGAAGCTAGATATCAAATGGAAGCCGAAGTTGTAGGGGTTACAGAATATGTTGAGGGATTTTTCGCCTATCCCAATACCGCAATTATCGGAACCCGAGTTAATGCTAAAGATCATCCGTCCATTCCCAAAAAGGAATATTTAATTAAAGGTAGAAGAATTCAAATTCCAGATAACTATAATCCCATAACAGGAGATTATTCCGGAGACTGGAGTGGAACATTTCGAACTGGCACTGCTGTATTGTGGACTAGCAATCCTGCATGGATTATTTATGACCTTTTAATCAATGAAAGATATGGGGTTGGTAAATACGGAATAAAGGAATCAGATTTAGATAAATGGTCGTTTTATACATTTGCGAAGAGGTGCGACGAGATGGTGGATGCTGTCGTTGAGGGGGAATCCACCACAGAAAGGCGACACATGTGCAACCTTTACCTAGACGGTCAGGAGGAAGCCTACACTTACATTAACAAGCTTTTGGAGATCTATAATTGTTCATTAAATTTTTCAAGTGGTAAAATATATATTACTCAAGATGCCCCTAAGGATTCAGTCATGATTTTTACTAATTCCAATGTATCTGAAGAGGCATTTTCTTATTCAGTTGTTCCGAAAACTACCCGGATTACGGCGTGTTCGGTTGATTACCTTGATGAGAGGGATAATTATATGAAAAAAACTGAGTATGTAGAAGATCCTGATGGAGTTGTTAAATATGGATATTCCCATGTTAATGTTCCGGGGCTAGGTGTTACTAGAAGGGGAGAGGCTCATAGGTTGGCATGGCATAAAATACTAACAAGACAAATTGAAAATGAAATTATTACCTTTAAGGCTGGCTTAGAAGCTTCTTATTTAAGAATTGGAGATGTTATACAGATTGTAGACAATAATAAAATAGCTAACCACTCTGGAGGTAAAGTTTCTAAAGTAATAAATTCAACCGAGATTGAGATTGATATACCCACCTCACTCCTTTCCACTGTAAGCTCGGTCTATATAGAGGTTCCTGTTAAATCTGACGATATGGACGACACTTCAGATTCGTCAGAAATTGCCAGTAGAAGATCTCCCCAATATAAAGAATATGCAATAGCTGCGAGAAATGGTTTTGAGCTTACCTTGGGTGCACCTTTAGATTCATCTATTAAAGCCGGATTCAATTGGATAATTAAAGACAATGCTTCTGATAAAATTAAACCAAAAGAATATAAAGTTGAAAACTTAAAGGAAGTTTCTGAGCTCACTTATGAAATTACTGCCCTAGAGTATATTAGAGAAAAATTTGATGATATCGATGCATCAACCTCATCCAAAGATGGAATAAATTTAGATGAGAGAGAATATTATGGTCACACTATAGTAGTTTAATGGCTATACAAAAGACAGGTTCTCTAACGTTGCAATGGGACCCAATTATTGGGGCCGAGGATTATAGTGTTAATATTTACGAAAACGATCAGTTCTTATTTTCTCAAGTTCAGGCCGCAACCCAGATTACTGTTTCTGGATTCGGGGAAGGGGATACCCTATCAGGATTGGTTTATGCACAAAGCGGATTTCTGCAAAGCTTGTCCGGAACACCCGTTTCTCCCCAATCTATTGCCGTTACAAATTTCCATGAGTCAGGTAAAACGTTTGAGTTTAATTCATTTATTTTAGATGGAAGAAATTTAAATTTCTCAAAGATTGGTCACGGATATTATGCAACCGGAAACTATGAAAGCAAAGACTCCCTTTTAGAGTTTCAACTTAAGAACCCAAGAGACGAATCTATATTATCCACTTTTGACGAAGAGCCCTTTCTGTCTGGAGTAACATATCAAACCTCTGACTCATACTCAACAAACTATAACAGCGGCTCTTTGTTTGACTTTGCTGTCTCTATTCCGAATAATACCCTTAGCAGAAATTACTCCACTAAAATTGAGACAACAGATTATTATGGCTCCGGAATTACCGGGTTTATTGACTTAAATAATGAGGCGATTTCAATTCTCTCATTGAGGATAAACTCAAATCCAATTTCTACAGGATCTGGATCTTTTGAGTTAATACCTTCTTATAGTCGCATCCCAACGGGCCTTGAGTATGTAATATCAAAGGATAGTAATTTTACTGATTTAATTGCCAGCGGAATAACCTCTTCAACATATAATGTAACCGGACTACTCTCCTCTTCTACCACAGGATTCGTATCCTTGACCCCGTACGACTGGTTTGGAAGTGGACACAAACTTATCCCCTCTGATTCAATCTTTATTAATAATACTGGATTCGAGTATCTTGATTCAATATTGGATTTCTCTTTTTCCCTAGATGGAGATGACACTAATTTCATTACTACCTATTCCGCCACAACAGGAAATCCATCAGGGCATTATTTTACTTTTTCAATTGATTCGGCTCTAGGAGAGTCCTTTTCATCTTCCGATTCTTATAACACTGGATATTTATATCCAGACTTAATCAGTGGTCTAAACTCTGGTCATTCGTTTGATTACTTCAATGGAAGAACCGGAACTCATGAAACATTTTATGGAACTTTAAACTTATATCAAAGCGGAACCAATACTTTTGCAGACAGTGCAACAACCTCCATTTTAATTCCGCAGCCCAAATTTATTACCTCAGGAGTATCTTTCGACTACCTTTTAGGAACCGCCGAAATGCACTTCAACAGTTCGCCAGATTTCACTTTTACGGGTATAGATATATTATTTTCTGGCCAAAACTCCAGCGATTATATTGTATATAGCGGGAATAGTTTTAAAACTGGAGATCTTTATTCTCATGCAAAAACAAGATTAGTAAGAGCGGACAATCATAATTTCATATATGATTCGCTTGAAATTACCGGGTCTGGCGAATTACCAAAAATCAAAACAAGACCCATTGATTTTATATCAATAGAATCCACAATAAACACTACGCTATTAAGGGATAGTGATGTTCCAATTGATTATGTTCAGGTTTACAGGAAGCCAGCATTTAAAATAATCAATGATACCAGATCAGGGTATTTTTCTGAAGGCTTTTCTGGAATATTAGATTTTAATGATTTTACAGGCGGGCAGGTTTTGACTTCCGGTTTTTCCGGAGGAGCATTTAATCTCAATTATTCCGGCTCAGGATTTAGCGGAGGATTTTTGCACGAAAGTACGTTAATGGGCCACTACTTGGATAAGCCCCCAAAAGGAATTAGCCCAAATGCAGAATACATGCATACGGGGGCTGGGTTTACCGGATATTACGAAAGTGGTCGCCATTATATGTACAGATTTGTGCCGTACAATGGATTTGGAAGTGGCCACCTTACCCCCCCCGAGGTTTTTGAATTTAATGTTAATGAAGTGGCACAGGGGACGGAAACTGCCACCATTAGTAACAGCACTAACATCAACATTATACAAAACGAGAATATAGTCTTCTCGGGAAATAAGGACTTTCACGGAAACATAGACCTAAACCCCAAGAGCGGATGTTTGGCCTTGGATGTTAAAAGAAATGTAAGAATTAGTGGGTATACAGGAAGTGGGCCATCGGAGATATGCGAATATGCATTAGATGTTCGTGGGGACACCATGCTCAGCGGAAATGCAACTGTTGGGACAGGAGAGAATGCAGTCTTTGAGGTAATGTCTGGACGATCTAACTTTTATCATGATGTTTATGTGGATAGGGGAGATTTCACTGTAAGCGGAAATGCAACTGTTGGCACCGGAGGTAATGTAGTTTTCGAAGTTACGGAAGATAGGGCTGATTTCTATAATAATGTTTATGTAAGCGGTGTCCTATCTATAACCCATCCCACCTTCGCCGGCGGAAATACTGCTTTAGTCGTATCCGGGATATCCGAATTTTATGATGATCTTTATGTACATGGTGAAGCGGCACAGGCGACCAGCTTCGTGGCAACTGGTGACGATCCAAGGATAAAGGTACACGGTATAACGGATAGTGTGCCGGGCTACGAGTGGTGGGAAGCTGATACCCGTAAGTGGGTAGTATACAACCACTTTACTGATGATAATTTAAATTTCAAGACTGATAGTGACATCCGAATGTCAATAGAGCAGGGCGGGAATGTTGGAATCGGAACGGGGAGCCCTGCCTATAAGCTTGATGTAGCAGGCGACATTGGAGTCGGTGGGACTATTTACCACAGTGGAGATGATGATACGTTCCTTAGATTTCTCGATAATAAAATAATCCTTAAGGCAAGTGGTAAGTCAATGATGAGGGCAGATCCCGGTCTAGGGCAAGTTATAATAAATAATGGAACCATGGATCTTGATTTTGTAGTGAGATCAGAGGCTGGAGGAGATCTATTATATACTGATGCGGAAAATAGCAGGGTCGGCATTGGGACTGCAGATCCGAACTAT